CCCAGTGCAGTGCGTGTGACTCGTAGCGTTTGTACATGTCAGCGGTCCCCAGTAGCTCTTTAATCTCGCCGGCGAGGATGTTGGCTGTGCCTTCCCATCGAGCACGTGCGCGCAGGGCCATTTCGAGCTGTTGCTTGAGGCTGTTCATTTCGACTGCGTGTGCTGATGATTCCATGATGCCCCCTAGATGTGTTTACGGGCGAGCCATGCGCCCAGCACCATCATTAGAAACGAGTGCGACAGGAAGTAGAAGAACTCAACCATTAACTGATTTTTCTAGTTCAGTTTTAATGGCCTTATGCAGCTCAATGACCGCTAAGGCCTTGTCTGTGTTTTCCATTGCTTGCTGGGCGGTCGCCTGCCAGAAACGCACTTGATTCTGTAGATCGTTGACCTGCAAGATGAGGTCTGCAATGTAATCGCGCATGGTTCCGTTGTCCATCAGAATGGCTCCTCAGGTGGGTAGTTGTCGTCTGGTGGTGCGGGCTGTTCTCCAGCTTCAAGGCGCTTGAGCTCGTCAATGTATGCAGATGCCTGACGCTTGGTGAAGCCGTCAAGGTTGACCGGTGGTGTCTTGCCTAAGGACTTGCATACGGCGCGGATCATGTTGCGTTGCTTATCGCTGGCAAGGTCGCCACTTTCCGTAATCGTGACATTGTTAACGACGCGCTGAACCTTCTGCATTTCTTCTCGAGACGGACGCTTAGTGTGGTCAGAGGTCGGCGCGTAAGACTCGCACATGCGGCCCAAACTGCTGGTCTCGCAGTTCTCGACATGGGAAGTGCGGTTCACGTTGCCTTGCCCCCGTACTTCCTCAGCATGCCCAGTGGCCATGAGTTGGTCGCCAATCCACAGCTCTGCACGAAACACGCAGACATCTGATCCAGGCTGAGACAGCATGACTGTGATTACACGGGGCTCAAGGTCTCGAGCCCTAAGGGTCTCTAACAGACGTGACAGCCTGACGGCAACGGGCTCATAATCTTCCAGACTCATGGCAAGTCCTCCCAAGGGTTTTTAACTTTGAACACGACGGTCTCGCCGTATGGCTCAAATGCTGTCGCCTCGGTACGCGCCCCCAACGATGGGTGCCACGTGTTTACGATGTCGGACAGTTCAAGGATTCGTGCAGCTGCTTCGTAGAGCCATTTAGCGCCGACAGCGTCACCGGAAAGGTGACGATCTGTGGCGAGGTTCTTGAGGCGCTGGGCAAGTGCATCATCAGAGAACGACATTGGCTGCCGCTTTCTTAGCGTCGCGCTTGGCTTTAGCTTCTGCTTTCTTGCGGATGACTTCAAGCGATTTAGCGCCGTCTGCAACGAGAGGCTCGACAACCTTACGCAGGGTCACTGCAAGGGTTTTGTCGCCGTCACGCAGCTGGACATGGACAAGGGCGGTGTATTCCTCAGGTGTTAAGCGGAGGGCAACCGAGTGTGGTTTGTTAATCATTGTTTCTCCCAATGTTGTGTTTACTTGCCTGACGTTGCTCGCCAGTTTCTTAATCCCTTGCCATCATCCCAAATAGCACTAGCCACCTTGAGATTGCAGGAAGGGTCTGTCAGGGAGCGTAGCACCTGACGTGCTGGGCGTTTACACACCCGTGCGGTCAGCGACCGCCACGATGAATTGATTTGCAGAAGGCCGATGTCATACGAGCGAACAGCCTTGCAATTCTTGTAGGTAGGTGCAGGCGATAGCACACAGTCGGTGTGGTCTTTTCCTTGGCGGTAGTTCCATCCGACAGCTGTGGGGATGCAGCGCGACTCGCGCCACATGATGCGATCGAACACCTCCACCGGTAAGCCGTGGCTTCTGAGCATGGTGTGCCACTGGGGGCATTTCCATTCTCGGGCAGCTGATGCTTGCACGGGCGGGATAGATACGGTGAGTACTGCGAAGCAGAGCAATGCACGTTTAATCAACCTTCTCAACTTTGGTAGGCGACCCCCACACTTGCCCACGGCATCGCCGAGTGGCGACTGTGGTGCGAATGATCAGGTCCGGGTTATGAATGTCACGAAAGATCTGGACAAGAACAAGTCCGTCTTCTGAGCGTAGTTCCTCATAGAGAAACGTGGGTATCAGTCCCATAGCTCCTCATCTTCTACCTGCCAGTTGTAAGGGCGGTGGTGGTAGGGCCGTGGGTTCTTGCTGGCGTCGTACATGGCTTGCAGTAGGCAGCCAAAGAAAATGCACAAGGGCACAGAAACAAAAAAGATGTTCATGGGATGGCCACCCAGACGATTGCTTCACGGCCTGAGCGCGTGTTACGGCGACGGCCTGAGTCTTCCAGCCATCCGTCATTGGCGAGCGTGTTAATGGCTGGGGTAGCGGACTGAACCAACATCTGAAAGTACTCGCAGATTTCGTCGCAGGTCATGCCGTCAGAGCCTCGAGATTTAATCTCTTGATAGATGGCGTTGCGTTGGGAGCCTGAGCGCCCTAGAGCGCGTCTAGCGGCCGCCTGAGACGTCTCCTGAGGTCCTGTGCGGGTGACGTTACGGTCAACTGGCGGGCGGTTAATGCCGGCGAATAGTGGAAGGTCATCGAATCCCATGTCAGTACCCTAAGTCTCGGAATGTGTCGGTGATGGTTGCGATTTCGCGTGGGTCAGCTCCGAGCTGTTCTGCGATTTCGTAGGCGTCAAGTCCCCACCAGTATCCCTCGAGGACTGTGGCGTGGAATGTGTCCATTTCTGGCATTGTGTTTCTCCTTGTGTGTGGGGCGGGCACCCCGTGTGTAAACACAGTAGCAAGCGTGTAAACACATGTCAAGCACCCCGAGGGGCGGGGGCAGGATCGGGGAGAAACATCGACCCCACCCCCTAATCTCGCGGGCGATGTCCCGTCGCCGGCAAGAGTCCTATGGCTTAGGAAGCGCTCTCCATGCAGCCTCAAAAGCGTCGGCGCTTTCCCAAGTGTTATCAATCTCTGCGTGTAACCACAGCCCCCCGATGGAGCCAGCGTTGTCGTCTTTGGTAAAAAGTTTTACCCCTTTCGTGCCAGCCCCACGAGAACACCTGTATCCGCGGCCGTACTTGCCGAACGCGTAGTCGTGCAGCTCTGAAAGTCGTAACTCTTCCGAGTACTTAATGAGCCAGTCCCAAGCTTGCTCAGCCTTGGCGCGGTCTGCTTTCTTATAGCCGCAGTCCACCGCCCAGCCCGTCGCATGGGTGCTGAGAGCGCCCTTGGCTTGAGGGTTGCGGACGGGACGATTCGCATAGATACCAAGGTTCGTAAAGCCCCATCGCCGGCCCATTAACCAAATGAGACGCTCAACAACTGGCGAGGCTTTCTTTCCGTCATACGCAGGAAAATAAAGGTATTTGCGAGCCATTAGTTGCCGTCGTTGGTTGGTCGCATAATGCGGATTTCTTGACTGCTTACAGCAACTGCCCAGAGCGCCTCATTGGCTGGAAGAAACACCTCAAACGGAACGGTTCCCTTTTCGGTTAGTAGACCGTTGCTTGTGGTGACGTCTGAACCCCCCAAGTAAACGACAGCATTGCCGATTGCGTGGATGTAGATCGTGCGGTTGGCTGGTGCAGCTGCAATTATCTGAGCCGCTGTTGTTGTGACGGTAATCGTTTGGGATTTCATTGTGTGGATTCTTTCGGTTTTGACTTGAGACCATTTGCACTTAAGACTCCTGCCAGCGAGCCTGTCATGAATACGCAAAGCGTGGACACTAAATCGATGAAAGCGGCGTCGTTGGGGCTTTGAGATGTCAGAGGCTGGGTAATGAAGATGAGCGCGTACAGCATTGACAGGACAGACGCTGCAAACACGACGGCCAGCGTGATGCCAATGATGAAGATAAGCCGTGCGTGGATTTCCTCGGGCGTGTGGCGCTTGTCAGGGTGTTGTCGTACTGATGGTGGCATCAATTAAGTCCTTTGTGCATGTGCCTGACGGTTCACAGATTGGGGGGTTGCAGTCTGCGGTCTCCCAGTTGGCTGGGTCTTGGCAGGGGTACCGGTATGACCCGTCGTAGCCACAGCTACTCAGGATCAGCAAGAGAGACAGCGTGAGCACTAAGCGCTTCATAGTTCTCAAATTCCTCGTCCGTCATTTCGCGGACTTCGTCGTCAATTTGAATAAGTGGTCGTGTCATGTCTTAGTTCCTGTATCCGTAGACCTTTACAATTCCGCCAGTATTGGTAAACCCGGGAAAAATAATTGTGAAACCTGTGAGTTGAGCCGTGCTGAAATAAAGACCACCACCAGTACCAAAGAAATTGTTGCTTGTAAACATTCCTGAGTATTTTGTAATTTCGGCAAGGTTTGGTGCGTAAACATCTATTGAAAAGGTGCATTGATTAGCTTGACCGCTGAGACCAAAGTACGCAAAAGTTTGATTAAAGCTGGGAAGCGTCCCCGAGCCAACACCACTAAAAGCGTCATAACGCATTGACGCATAATGACCAGTAGCGGCTGCAAATTGTAGTTGCAATGCGTTGTCGTTTACAGACTGCACGCCGCCTTCAAAGGTCACGCGGTAATTCCGGTAGTCCGAGTTAAAACAATTAGTTATGGCAACAGAACCGACGCCCGAGCCGACGGTCTGTGACTTGACAAGCCACAAGCCGACAGCGTTCATGTCCGCAGCGCGAAGAACCTCGCCTGATGAGAATGATGGAAAAGTCATGTGGTTACCAACCTAATCGTGAAGTATCGAGGACGCCGAGAGTGGCTGAATCCAGTGTAAAGAACTGATAAAGGGTTATCGGTGAAAAGTAAATCCGAAAGTCTGTTTCGCTCGGGGTAATTGACAACGAATAACCCTCCATGATTACACCGACCGAAACGTCAGAGACTGCTCCAGGAACGCGCCAGTTCATTTGGAACCTGAGACCTTCCATCAGAAGAAACGGGAACGCATCCATTGCCGCTTCTGTTTGAGACCTGTCAGTAAAGCCCACCTCAAAACGCAGAGACGAAGGATCGGACTGGGAGTTAGCAAGCCACTGGGCCAGCCCTAATGCTTGTGCGTTGGTGGCATCTTCAGAACTGACCGAGTAGTAGTTAGATCCATAAAGGTCTATGGACTCTTGATTCTGTCCAATTTGCTCAGCGCCGCCAGTAGGCGTCACTGTCACATTGTTCATGAAGTTCTGACCAAGTGCGGTGCGACTAAATTCTTGGTACCCAATCTGAGTGCTTGACGCAGAACGGCCAAAGGTGATGGCAGAAACACCAATACTCGAAATGGCTGTTCGCGAAAAAAATGCGATTGATGTACCAAAGTTGCTAATGATTCCACGCTCCGTAGAAATTAACTGGTTAATTCTCTGCATTGGAGCACCGCTGTAGGTAGTCGCTGAAACCTCTGAGCCATTAGAGACCCCCGAGATGGAAACGATGGTCGGCTCCATCGCTTCGTTTAATTCCTCGGCTTGTAGAGCTGCTGTTGTTTGAGTCAGCGTGACGTTGGTAGCGAGACGACGGCCTAAGCGGGTTACAGCGTCAGAGCAGATAATCGTCGCTGTCGATAATCCCGTGTTGCCCGGATGATCTGAAAACTGAATTTCATCAACCCAAAAAATTACCGAGTATCCAGACACAGGGTCGCTCAGTTGGATTTGATTGTTTACTTGGAAACCAGCAGCCGCGTTGGTGTTGTTGTTGATACTGACCATTAATGAGCCGCCGTTGTAGACGTCCATGTAAGTCTGTCGCCCAATGTTTACAGAAGCAGACAAGACGTCGTCTGTAAACTCGGTGCTTGTTTCGACGTTGCGAAACTCCCAAAGAACTTGAGTGCTCATTATGGATTACGGATTCGAATAGGTACCGGTCCTGAGGTACGGACGTACTTCTGAAGTGCTGCGACTACAGCGTTAGGGTCGGCACTCGTGACGGTGATGCTGATGGTGTTTCCAGATCGAGTCGCAGAAGCTTGATTAAGAAGAGACATGTCGCCAGCGATAGCGTCAGTGCCGAGCGCTGCACCAGCTGTGTCGATTGCGCCAAGGTCTGCGTTAAGGCTTGCCACTGTCATCCCGCCAGTGCCAGCAAGAAGATCGGCAGCGACTTGAGAGCCAGCGACTGGGCCGAGGTTCATGAGCTGTGCCAGCCCTGATCTGCCAAGACCTGCCCCGATGAGTTGCTGAAGTTGCCCCCCGAATTTCTTGGCTGCTGCAATTTGCTCGGCAAACTGCTGGGAGTAGTTGGTGCGCTGAGATTGCGCTGTGTTTAGTCCAGCCTCTGCCTTGGCGACGCGCTCGGTAGCGGCAGCCATTTCCTCGGTGGTGTAGAGACCCTTGGCTTGGAGCTTGTTGAGTTCCTCATAGGCGTCCATGCGCTCCTTGAGAGCGTCCTGATAGGTGTTCTCAGAGTCGGTGGCGTTGCTTACGGCGCTTGATAGCGAGATCCACCCACGCACCGCGTCAGCAAGCGATGAGGCGTATTCGCGTAGCGCTTGCTTGCCTGCCTCGATTGCCTTTTTCGTTGACTCAAACAAGCTTTTAGCAGCTGCCTTGGCCTTGTCTGCTGCGGCCTTAGCGGCTGCGGCTGCGGCCGCTTGCGCTGCCTCGTTCTTGGCGACCAACTGATCTAGCACTGAGAGCGTTGCGTTTACAGCAGCAATGCCATTGAGCCAATCTTTATACGAGTTAGTAATGCCATCAACTGACGCGGCGTAGTCGTTGTTGACTTTGGTGGCCTTGGCGATTGTGACAGCAATACCAGCGAGAGCAGCTGCACCGGCGATAGCAGAAGCAATACCGACACCGGTGGAAATTTGGACAGCGAAGCCTGACGTTGCGAGCGCTGTGTTGGTTGCGGTGGTGATTGCAGCAATGGCGTTGTAAACGACAAAGGCAGCCTTAGCAGCTAGGAGCGCTACGCCAATGCCACCGACGGCGACACCAAACGCAATGGCAAGACCTGTGTTTTCTTTGACCCATTTAGCAGTGCCAGCGAGGGCGTCTGCAAATGCAACTAGGTACGGGATGAGTGCTGTGCCGATTGTTTCCTGTGCGTCGTCGAGAGCAATCTGCATCTTGGCGAGACCGCCCGCTGCAGTGTTGGCAGCTGCGTCTGATGCGCCTGCAAAGTTGTCCTCAAGAATCTTGAGCACGTCAGCAAAGTCGGCACCGTTCTTGACGGCAGCTCTAATCTCTGGCGACAATGCAGAGAGCGCCCGCATGTTGCCGGCGTACCCACGTGAGAGCGCCTCAGAAACAGACCCCAAATCTTGGCCCGTGGCAGCGGACACGTTTAATGCAACGCCTAAAAGTTTCTGGGCATACCCGAGGTCGTTTGTACCAGTGACCAAAGCGGACAGGGCCGGACGAAGCTGATCATCCGAGACGGCCGCGGTGTATTGCAATTTGGAAATGAAATCCTCATTGGCGGTGATTTGCGAAGACGTGGCGCGCGTCGAGTTGTTGATCTGTGTCGCCAGTTTCTTCATGGCTAGTTCTTCATCGGCCGCAGCCTTAGCAGCCGAAAGACCTGCAGCGGCAAGACCTGCTACAGCGGCAGCAGCTGGAAGCGCTGCCTTGCGGATTGCAAACGACGCCTTCTCCCCATTGGTCTTAAGGCTCTCAAATTCCTTAATGGCGCTCTTAATGCCTTTGAGGTTTGCGTCTGCGACGATGTTGAGAATGATGCTCATCTTGGAGTTACCTTCAGGTTGCGGTTTACGGCGTTGCCAACCTTCTCCACGATGTCAAGCATGCCCTGCTGGATCTCGCCCTCGTGGCGTTGAAACGCTGGGTACATAATGCGAGAGGGCTTGCCGTGCTTTTCTGCAAGACGATCACCGAGCACGTTGCGATTGCGACGGCCAGCCATGTCATACACGGTGTTAGCCATGCCCTGCCACTTGACCGAAAAGACCGCAAGGTTGCGGACGATGCCGGCAAACTCCTTGGGCTTCTTGGCGCTAACCGCTTGCTTGACCATGGTCATTGCCGCAGACCCATTCCATGGAAACAATTGATAGCCGCTTTGAGTAACCCACTTTCGACCCATACCAGAGATAGGCGGGTCTTTTGGAATTTCACTGCGGATGTCAGCCACCAGCGGATTGGTCAGCTGCTTAAAGTCTTTGGTGATTTGTAAACGCAAACGGCGGTCCACGCGGGACAGTTCAGAGAGTGCCTGCTTGAGTCCGTGGACCTCGTAGTGCATCTCGACTGTCATTGCTTGCGGCTTTCGTTTAGGACTTTGACAACGGTCGCTAGATCGTTGGTGTCGAAGTCAATGGCTGGGGGCCACCAGCCCGTCGCTACTAGCAGTTCTGCTAGGCGTCGGCGCTGGGTTCCCCTTGGGTAGGGTTTTCGGTTTCCGTGTCAAGCACCTCAACCTTGTCCACCTTCTTGATGAAAGAGTCAAAGGCTGCGTCTACAACCACGTTGGAAACCTTGCAAGCCTCGTAGGCGAGAAAGGCAAGGTCCTCGGCTCCGATGCCGGTGGCCATCTGTGTGATCTTGGACTTGTACTTGCGTTCCCACTGGGTGATTACCCAGAGGTTGGTTACGACGGTGGCTTGTGCCCCATCGGTAAAGTCCACACGGAGTGTGAGTTTCATTTTGTTTCTCCCTTAGTTGTTAGATCAGGACACGTCGACTGAGTACGATCCACCCTGAATGGTGATGTCGATTGTGCTCAATTCTCCCATCGTCGCATTGATTACTGGCAACGATGCAAGGTAGGCACCGGTCAACGTGAAGCCGGGGTTAGTTGCCGAGTAGGTACCTGGAGTCGTTGGTGCCGATGGCGAGACAATGACGTTGAACTGTGTGCCAACAAGGCCGGCAAGAGTTGCGTAGGTCTCTGACGCTGCGTAGCTCATGTAGAGAGTAAGCGTGAGTTCGTTGGCCTCAAGACCGCCGACATAAAAGCGAGCCAAGTCACCGAAAGCGGTTGACTCAAGAGCCTCGACTGTGCGAGTCAGCGTTGCTGCACTGCACTGGTCGCGGAGAGATACGGCCCCAATGAGGACGTCTGGGTTGGAAAGGTATGTGGTCGTTGTAGCAGACATGGGGTTTACTCCTCGGTGAGTTCTTGCTTGGGTTCTGTTTTAGCAGATTTTGTGGGTGCTTGCGGGGCTTCAGAGATAAAGCCTGCTTTCAGCAAATAGTCAATCACCTTCTCGGTGATGTACTTGTTGATCTTGAGCTTCTCGCCGACAGTGCCGACGCGATGCGAGTTTACGATGTAATCAGTCATGATGTCTGTGCCTGCATTGCAATAGTGAGGTCGTATGAACCGTAGTCCTGACCGCCGATGTTGAGTACTGATGGCCGTCCGTCAAGGACTGCCACATTCTTTGTGAGCAACCCAGCTGCAATGCTGAGAAGAACACGAAGACCGTTAAGGTCCACAGGGCCTGTGCCGATTACACGGACAGGGAATGTCATGCGGACGATGTTGTAGTTGAGTGCGTCAAACGATGGGGCATCAAGAAACGCACAAGGGGGGTTAATGGCTTTTGGATCTGTGACAACGCGTAAACCTGTGATAGTCGACAGCGTTGCGGTGAGGTCGTCAATGGCCTCGTTGAATAGATCCGTGTAAGCCATTACGCAACCTGCGGACGGTTGATGCCGAGAAGTTGCATGACCATTGGGGTGACACCAGTGGATGGTGGTGCGCCCATACCGTCGAAGGTGGCGATCGTATTGAAGCTGCCCTTCTGCCTGTAGTAGGCAGCGCCAATCATGATGGTCCCAAGCTTGACGTCACCAGACGGAGCAGTGCTGAGGCTGTCCTGCAGGTAGCCCGCCTCGTAACGTCGGCGATACGCAAACGCATTACAAGCTGCAGCGCACTGAGTCAAGAATGCGGCCTCTTCAATGCTCGCCGTGCCAATGCCGACATAATCCTCAATTTCGCCGGCCGTCACCCAAGTGCAGGTTAAGACCCACGTGCAGGTGGCTGTCGGTAACTGTGTGCCCCATTGGACATCTGCACCAACAGAACGCACGAGCAATTGGTTGGCGTGAGGCAGGGTCTCATTAAACATGAGTTCGCCCGTGTCGACGTTTGCGCCCATGTATTCATACTGTGGGCATGCAAGGACAACAAAGGTTCCGTTAATGCCTGAGTCGACACCAGCGAGGGTGATGCTTTGACCAACTTCAATGTCAGTCGCCGTCAGCGTCTGGACGACTGCGTAATCATCTAAACGCTGACGGCTAATAACTGTAAATACCGCCATAGCGGTACCGCCTCTCGCTTAGGCCTGAGTGATCTTGCGGATCATGCCAGGAATGGCAGCGAATGTTGAGACGTACCCATGGTAGGAGAATTGGCGTCCAAGAGTTGATGGCAACTCCACGGACATGAGGCCCTTCTGCTGTTCGTAGTACTCAAAGGCATCGCCGTTGCCGGTGCCGACGCGGGTGATGATCATGGTCTTTGCAGCAAAGTTGCTGTCAACGACAAGCTCGAGACCGAGTGGGTTGCCGTTCCATGAGGTTGCGTCTTGTGAGCCGAGGCGGTTCATGCCTGTAAGGCCTGCACCAACGAATGGGAACAAAGGTGCATTGGTGGAGTCAACGGTCTGACCGAGTTGCGCCCAGACGTCTGGAGATACAAACATGTGGGTTGGGAACCAGTTGCGTCCCGATGCAATGTCCTTGGCTGCGTCGTAGATGCTCTTGACGAGGTCTGCTGCAGTGAGGTCCCAGACGCCTGATGCTGATGCTCCAGTGAGAAGTGCGTCTGCACAGAAGTTGTCGCTTTCGTACATCCATTCACCCATAAGGTCGTTGAGGATGAGCTGCATTGCTGCTGGGCTTGTGAAGTCGATGTCCTGAACTGAGAGGCTGACCTGTCCAGCAAGGGTGGTCTTGCTAATCGAATTGGAGGCAATGACCATCGTCTGTGCGGTTACGCCTGTGAGTTCTGACGACTGAACGCCGACTGAAGTGTGGGTCGTAATTGTTGGACGAACAAAAGTCTTTTGTGCTCCACCGTCTGGATAAGCGCGAGCGCCCACGGCTTGAACGGTAGGCCTGATGAAATTCAGATCCTGTACCAATGGTCCGAGCACCGGCACGGGCAAGAGGCCCGGGGTGTCAGTGGTCAACTGATCGCCAGCTGCTGCCTCAAGAACTGAGCGACCTGCGACTGCTGCTTCACGGTATGCAGCGTTTACCTTGGCGAATGTGTCGCCACCGATGTGCATTGCTGCGAGGTATTCGCCTGCGGATGGCATGCGGAATTCACGCTTAGCCTGTGCAGGGATTGGGGCGGTTGGGATAACTGCTGCTGCTTCTACTGCCTCAGCTGCTGGGGTTGCTTCCACTGGTGTCTCCTCGACTGGTTCTGTGGTTTCTTCTGTGTCGGGTTGTGTGTCGGGTTCTGTCTCTGCTGACGCAGCTACACGGGTTATGGTACTACCTTTGAAGGCCGCGATGGGCACTAATGACAATTCCATCCAATCGGCTTTTTCAACGATCATGCGGCCCATGTCGTCGTATGAAAACTCGGTCGGGTTTACACCGACGGAAACTTCCATAACGCCATCGGCGCTAAGCGTTAACGCGTCGTCACCAGCTGACGTGCGTGAGATCTTCATGCTGGCAAGCATTGCCTCATCGGTTGACACTCGCTCGGACACGATGCCTACAGGCTGTGACGAGTCGTGGTACATGAAAACACGAGGGGCCTTGCCATCTACAGGCAATGAGCCTTCCTTAAACATGACTTCTGTGCCGTCGCTGACGGTTGCAAAAGTATTCCAAGGGACGGCGATGGCGTCGATTTGACGGGCACCTGTTTCCTCGCCGGCAGCAGCGCTGACGGTAATTGTGTCGGATGTGAAACGGATCATGCGATTTGCTCCTGTGTGTTTTCTTCTGGTACTTCCGAGTCCTCTTGACTCATAGAACTTTCTTCAAATTCCCCGATGAAGTCGTCCACGTCAAACTCGACGAAGGTTCCGCGGGGGAGGATTGCGTCAGAGGACAACGTTGAGGCGATGCACTCTGCGTAAATTTTGGTGCCAAATGTCCAGAGGTCAATGCGTGACTCTCGGCTGTTGGTGTAGGCATAGGACCCTGTGGAAACGCCGAGTAGGTATGGAGGGCAATTGCACAGACGAGCAATGTCAAGGGCGCTGTAGTTTGCGGACTCAATAAGCAGCATCTTGTCCGGTGTCGCCGAGGTTGGCTCATAGGAAAGAAACTCATTAAGCGCTGCGGTCTGGTTGGTTGCTCGTGCTGCGTTAAATGCAGCTGCAAGATCGGCAAGTTCTTGGGCGCTGAGAGGTTCGCCACCTGTTTGCTTGAGAATGCCAGACGGAATCGCCGAGGCCGCATTGCGGAAACGCGAGTCTTCAATCTTGAGGGCCGTGGCGATGGTCTGCTCACCCTGATAGATGATGCCTTGCACGGGGCTGATGAACTGAACGAGATCCTTGGGGTCCAGCATTCCGCCCTGAAAGTAAACCTCGTTAGAGGGGGCAAACCAGACGGGGCCTGATTGGTCTTGCGTGGTTACAGAGCCTGCGGGTAAACGCGTAAAGGTTGCTGGGTATCCGTCTTGTGTGCGTGATGAAATCCACCAGAACGCACGGCCGAAAAAAAAGAGATCGTCGAGAGTCCAAGCCATAAGAGTCTCGTAAGGGATGGAAGGATCTGGGCGACGCAACCACGAGCGTGGAGCAAGGTCCGTATCTTCCATTTCGCGGGTCTCTTCATTCCAAGACTCGCGGTACATCTTGAGACGCATTGCGCTGATTACGCTGGCGTGGAGATCGCGCGCCCTAGAAACCGCGGCCACCTGCATGGCACGATTACGAGCTTCTCCCTCAATGTAGGTGTAATACTGGCCAATCATGGCGGGTCCGGTGTTGTTGGCGTAGTAGCCACTGCCAGCAGCAGCTGCCTTTTGCACGGGCGCTGGACTGATCTGTGCTTTCGTTTCACCCTTAGTGAAGAAACCCATGATGACCTTTCGAGAGGGTGGCCACCACGCCCGACGCGTGGCGGTCACTTAGTGAGAGCATACGCTACTAAGAGACCACGAGCATGGGCTTCTGACGGTTAGTCGGTTTACTGACCAGCGAGATTGCAAACACCGCAACACGTGCAAGCTCAATAGGGCCTGGACTTTTCTGCGACGACAGGACTGCGCCTTGGGCGGTCTTGACCATAACGGCGCGGCCGAGATGCTCAGCCAGTGCGGTCGACCCAGTGTGTGCAACCTTGTCCTCGAGGATCATCTTCTGCACAAGAGTGGTGTAGCGCAGCAGTTCGCCGTAGCCGACGACGCTGTACCTGCGAGAGTATTGCGTCGGCATGTGTATTTCTAGCGTTGGTGTAATCGCAAGGGTGGTGGACTTGTCCTGCATGACGCGTTCAATCTGCCGCCACATTTCGTCCTCGGTGTCAACGACAAACTCGACATGGACGATGGTCTTGTGATCCATCTGCACGGCGCGGACGCCCACATAACGAGCCTCTGAGATTGATGAATCCACAGCGAGGACACCGCCCGCTGGCATCTCAAGATTGGTGTGGCATTTGCTCCAGTCGCCAATGTCCCAAGCGCCACGGCTCGAGACCCACTGGTTTAGGTGAGCACGTTGAAAGTAATCCTTTTTGGACGCTGCACGAAGAGCCTTCATTGTGATCGTGGTGCCCAGCGCTGGGTTAGCCCACCGGTAGAACTCCTCACCCTTGGCCTCGGGGGGCATGCTCCACTCAGCGAAATAGAGACCGTTGTTTTCGCCACGGTCAATGTCGCGTAAACCCTGCTCACGGATTTGCTGCATAAAGAGTGAGTCCGCATCTCCAGCCGTCGACCACATAGAAAGCAGGGGGTTGCTTTTAGCGATCATGGTGGGCCTGATTGCCTGATCCATGACCTCGCCGGCGATGTCGAAGATTTCGTCAGCGACAACAAGATCGTAAGAGCCACCGTGCAGGCGAGTTGATGCAGCTCTGACTTCCCACTTTGAGCCGTCTGGCATGGTCACGGATTTACGCCCTAGGGCTTGCATCTGCTTAGCGCCAAAATGCTCAACAAGAATCGGGGCGACGGTGGCGTGGATTGCCTCGGCACGGTCCAACATGTTTGCAGTGCTCAGCACGTTTACCTTGCGGCCCCAAGGATGAGTTAAGAACCAGCCAATCAATGCCGAAAGGGCAAGGCTCTTTCCGTTTTGTCGGGCCGTGCTGACTAACGCTTCTCGATGCACAAAGTCGCCGGCATCATCCGTCTCGAGCTGCTTTGTAAGACAGTGCAACTGCCAAGGCATGAGATCGGTCTGCATGAACTTGGAAGCCCACTCAGCAACTAGAGGCCCATAACTCCAGCCCCCCAAGCTGATCGTTTCCAATCTGGGCAAGGTG